GTTCGGTACGTAGAGTACGGAGGGCCAGTTCTGCCCTGGCATCGGGAAAATCCTGGGTGGCTCGCGCTCACGGTCGTAAATGAAACCGCCAGGAGGTGCCGCGCCTCGGCACGTCCAGACAAGGGCGCGGTCCTGGGTTGTGTTGGGAGGTTGTGAGGCCCAACCCGGTGGAGTGGCGCCGGAAGTCGAGTCGCCGGCCGAGGCCGTGACCTCCTGGAGGTTGCCGTTCGGGTCCTCGATCTGGGTGCCGATGCTATAGAGCGTGCTCGGCTCCCAACTGAACGGCGCCGGCAGGAGCGTGTGCCAGAGCGAATCGCCGCTGGAGAGGTATTCGATCCGGTCCACAGACACGAGCGGCGAGCGCGAGAGCGTAATCATTTGCGAGTAGTTCCACAACGTGGTGCTGTAGCGCGGCAGCGAGTAATAGGACGGAGGATAGGCGAGTTGGCTAAACACCGTGTCGGTGAAATAGGGAAACGAGTCGAGGCACTGGCGATAGCGTTTGTTGATGAACGAACGCGAGGTAAACACCTCGCTCGTTTCGCGCGCGCCCTGGACGTACACGCCCAGCAGGTCGTCGTCATCGTCGATGGTTACGCGACAGTGCCGCTTCGCAATGCCGAGTGTGACCGGCTCCAGTTTCGGCGGCGTCTCGATTTGAAGTGATGGCATAGGTTTATCTACGCGGTTGGAAGCGGCCGCCAGCCCCTCGGCGAGGTAGCGGATTCTGGGCCTCGGTCACGGCCGCCGAGGAGCGCGGCTCCAGCATCGCTGTTTCCGCGCGTTGCTCCTGGATGATTTCGGCCGTGCCGCTGGCGACGCGCGTGCGCGCCCACGGAGGCAGCACGGTGCCAGGATAGGTGTGGACCTGGCCGGCATCGGCGCCGGCCGTAATGCGAATGGCGATCATGGTGTGCCTCGGAAAAAAAGAGGAGCCGGCTGGTCAGAAGATGGGAACCGGCTCCTTCGTCAAAAGGAGAATGTAAAGCAATAAGCAACTCCAGAGTACTACGCGGCCGCCTGGGTAAGGAACTTCACAGGATGCGTGCCGGCGTCCAGGAGATTGCCGTCGTACCTGGCAAAGCCGATAAACGCCACCTGGCCGTAATCGGCGAAGCGTTCCACGAGGCGGAGCACCGCCAGTTCCTTGACGCGCCGGATGAGGTATTTGTCGAGCGGTCCAAAGATGACCGTTTTGGCATTGAGCGCGATGGTTGGCATGTCGTTGTCAATGCTGTATTGATAGCCGAGAATCGTGTCTGGCGCGTTGGTGGCGACGCCGGGAACCCAGATGGGGTGCCCGTACTTGTCGAGGAGTTCTTTAATTTTCCGCAGCGTATTGTCGTGGAACATGAACTTTGCGCCGCGCCGATAGAGCGGATCAATGGAGTGCTCCAGTTCCACGAGGTCAACATAACCGATGGAGGTGCCGCCAGTCTCGGTGCCTCCGGTGTTGCCCGAGGAGCCGACTGCAATGGGACCGGCGGTTGCGGCCGTGAGAATTCCGAGCGGCTCGGTGGTGCCCACGCCCACCGTGAACTTGGTGTTGAGAATGCGGCCAAGGCGGATCGCGAATTTATCCTTGAGATAGCTTTCCATGTCAAAGGCGGAGTCCTGGAGCAACTCGAGTGAGACCTTGACCATGCGGGTCGAGAACTTAAACGCGCCGAACACGATGTGGCCGATGGAGACGTCCGCGTTTGTAACTTGCACGCCTTCGCCCACGAGCTCGCCGGTGTTGGTGGTGTCGTTGTCGGTCGGATAGGGCAGCGGTTGGCCGGTGGCGGTGTCCATGATCTGGGCGACACCGAGCATGTTGCCGTAATACTTCAGGGCTTCCTCGATGTCATAGACGAATCCCTGCGGCACGAAGAAGCCGCCGAGGTTGCCGGTGCCCACGCCCATATCGCGAAATTCCTGGAGCACTGCGCGGTTCTCGACCTTCATATCCTGGAGGCCGTTTCTCAGATAGTCGCGGAACGCGACGCGGTGCTTCCGGTCGCGTTCGATGAACGGCACCATGAGGGCGCGCTCAGAACCGTTCAGTCCGTCCTCGCCGCGCACCAGCCACCGCTTGACCAGTTGCGCGTGAAGGTCCGGATCGGCAGGAGCGGCCGAGGCCGGAGGCCCTGGTTGTGCCTCAGGTGGGCGCGTGGTGTCGCGCGTTTCGCGGTCGGCCTCGGAGGCACGTTCCATGCGGGTGATAGTTTCGAGGTCAGCATCGACCTCCTGGAAAATGGCGTCGAACTGTTGGCGCGCTTCGGCCGTCATAGGCGAGCCGTTCGTGGGAAGTAGGGCCTGCGCCTTGGCAACCTTTGCAGCGCGCGCCTCGCGAAGTTCTCGAATCGTAGGCATCGTATGTGACTCCTTTGCACAGAATTCGGCGCCGCACCGACGCCCTGCCGGTGCCCGTCGTTGCTCTCGCTGTCAGTGGGACCACCACGCGGCCGAGAGGTGAAGCAAAACTTAGTTACTTATGCCCGGAGCGCGAGCGCACAACGTAGTCGCAGCGCCTCCAACTCGGCCGGCGCCGCGAGCCGGATACTGTGAAAATCCGGTGGCTCCTTGCCGTGCACGTCGTACTCTTTTGCCAGGTGGTTATACACGCTCCGTTTGTCGCCGGCTGGAATCGAGGTGCCACCGCGCGCGCCCAGGAGCGCGCCCATCGCGGCCGTCACTCCAGGCCACACCGAAACGAGCCGGCCATCGGCAACATCGTGGTGTGGGAGCTTATAGCCACCGAAGGTATCGTTGGCGTCGGGATCGACCCAACCAAAACCCTGGCCATACTTTGACCAGTTGATCGTGTCCTTGTCGCCCGACCCGTCGCTGGAGGCGCGCTTCGCGAGCCGGTTGGTGGCCGCGTCAGCGTCCCAGGACTCGGCGCCGCTCGCCGGCGTTTTCTTGAAACTGACCGCGCCGCGCGTGTGACGGAGCGCGTTCTCCTCCGGCTCCTGGTCCTGATTCGGGCACCCGTTCTCAGCACAGGCCGAGTCGTCGCACGCCACGTTCGTGCAATTCTCGCAATCATCGTCCTGGCAGTCCGTGCAGTCACACGCGCACCCGTTCTCGTTCACATTGTCATCGTCCTGGCGGAGCGCCAGGCGCCGGATCGTGCGCACGCTCTGCGGCAGGCCTTCCGGCCACCAGGCGCGCGCATCGACCGAGGTTTGTGGATAGGCCGGAAACGTCACCGGCGAGACATCGAAGACGTCCACGGCGAGAAGTTCGCGCACCCACCGACCCTCGTCCTCCGCCTCGGTGTCCTCGGTGTAGCTTTGTTTCCGCACTACAAACCCGAACGAGGACTGGTTGATGTCGCCGCGTTCCACGGACTTGAGGAGGTCGCGGCCAATTTGCGTGTCGGGCAAATCGACGCTATAGGCGAGTCCCTTATCGTCCTCGGTCACGCGCAGCGTGCCGGCCGCGGTGCGGCCGAGCACATGGTCGGCATTGTGGTTGAGCAACGCGCGGACGTCGGGCTTCGAGGCCAGACAGTCGGTGAACGCGCCAGGTTTGATGACCTCATGGAAACCGCCGAGGTCCTCCGAAGGTTGATTGAACACGGCCGCGTAGCCTTCGAGGCCTGGCTTTTTGCCGCGCCGCGCGCGCAGGTCCGCATGGCGAAGATAAAACCGTTCCTGTCTCATAGGTTCACCTCGTGAGCCGTCCGTCTTCTGGACCGGCAAAGATCATCTGGTGTGTAGCCTCGCCGCGCACTACTTTTGCCACCGCGGTCACGGCCTCGGCGAGCTCGCGGTCGGCGACCTGGTCGCGATTGCCGTTGGCGTTTCTCCACGAGGCGAGCCGCTCCGCCATGTGCCCGAGATAACTGGTCACGAAGGCCGAGGCGTCGCAATCGAACGTGCTCGCGCCGAGTTGGTCCGCAATGGCCGCCAGGATAGGACCGAAGGCCGCCCGGAAGGTGTGCGCGTCCGGTGTGTGGCGCACCAGTACGCGAGCCATCGCATCGCGAAACAGGCGCGAGTACATAAACACGAGGCGCCGCTGTTCCAGCCCGGCGCCGTCGGGCAGCGGTGGCTCCGGCTCGTCCGGCGCCGGAGGAACGTCCTCGGCCGGCTCCTCTCCGGCCGGCTGCATATTGACCGGCCACAGGATGGTTTGGCCGACGACGCCGCCAATCGGATTCCAGTCCTCCATTTCGCGAATGTCGTCGCATGAGGCCACGCCCCACTGGCGGAGGGTGGCGTAGAAGTTTCGCCGCGAGGCCGCGTCAGGCATGGTCAGTTGCTGAGTGTCAAATTTGGGAAAATAGCGCCCAGCCGAGCGGCCGAGGCGCGGAAACAATTTGCGTTTTAACTCCTGGCTCCATTGCTCCAGCCAAGGCCCGAGGGTGTAGGTGACAAACTCGATGCCCACCTGCTCCGTGTTGGCGCGGTTCTGTTTGCCGGTGTCGCCGACCATGTGAGGGGGCACGGCGAAGATGGCGCAGATTTCCTCTTTCTGAAACTGGCGCGTCTGGAGGAACTGCGCGGCCTCGTTCTCGCTGGAAGCAACCTCGAATTTGAGACCTTGTTCCAGGATCGCGATGCGGTGGGAGTTTTCGCCTCCGTGCGCTTGCTCCCAGGTCCTTTGCAGGTTCTCGCGCGCGGGGTCGTCGAGGATCCCGGGGTGCGTGAGGACGCCTCCAGGCCTCGCGCCGTTGCCGAAGTATTTGGCGCCGTACTTCTCCGTGGCAAGGGCCAGGCCGAGCGCCTGGCGCGTGAGCCACACGGTCGATTGCCCGACGCGCGCGTCGAGCGCGAGCCACGGAATGTGGAACATGTCGGCGGCCGCAATGGTGCGCTCCGCGCCCTCGGGATGCTCGTCCTGGTTGAGGTCGCCGTTAACCTGCTGCATTCCGTCTGAGGTTCGATAGACGAGCTCGCCGGCCTCCAGGCGCTCGCCATTCAGCACCAGCGGTTGTGTGAGGCGATAGACCCTTGTGTGCGCGGGGTTGCGCGGCCAGAGCGCCACCGGCCGGTTGCCTTTGTCACGTTGGATTTCCGCGTAACAGTTCCCCCACAGGAGCGCGTGGCACTGTAAGGTTTTGCGAAATGAGAACGAGGTCATCTCGGGGTTGGGTTGATAGCGGAGGAGGTCGTAGGAATCGTGATCGTAAGCCACGCGCTTTCCGGGCCGTTCGCTGCCCTCGTTCCAGACCAACTCGAACACGTGCAGCGGAAGGAAGCCCACGGCCGAACTAATCAACTGCACGCACGCCAGGCAGGTGGAGACCTGGAGCGCCGTCATCTCGGACACTCGGATGCCCGAGTCGGTGCGGCCGCCGTTGAAGATGTCGAGCAACCACTCCGCTGGATATGAGAGCGGGGTGGAGGGATTCTCCAGCGACGTGCGGCGCTCGCCCAGGAGCCAGCCGGCGAGGGCGCGTTTGGCAGCCTGAACGAGGAGCGAGGGCACTTTGTCTAGCCTATGGTCGCAAGGCCGCGCGTTGAGTAGACCGAGGTCGGCGGTTTCTCACCGGCCTTGGGAATGCAACGACTGAGAGCGGTGATAAGCGCCGCAATGCCGTCGATCTTCTCCGAGACCTTCTGTTTGTCTGGCGCCTCGTTGGCGTTGGCGTCGGTGCGCACCACCATGTTGGCGGCGTTCCAGCGGAGCACAGGGTTGCCGGCGTGCGCCATGACCCGCTGGTAGACGTAGGTTTTAAGTTCCTTCGTTGCCGAGGAGAGGCTGCCGAAACCCTGCGGCACCTCCACCACGGTCATGCCTTCGCCCTGGAGTTTGCTGTTGGTTTCGGTGGCGTTCCATTTATCCACGCCAATTTCAACGATGTGGTAGCGGTCACGGAGCGCGAGGATCCGCTGGCGCACGGCGTCATAGTCCACTACGTTGCCGTCCGTAGCGTCGATCCAGCCCTCGCGCACCCACACGTCGTACGGCACGCGATCGTTCTTGGCGCGCGCCTCGATGTTCTCCTCCGGCACCCAGAACCACGGCAGCACGAACCAGCGTGGGTCGCCTCCGGCCGGAGGAAACACCAGCACAAAAGCCGTGAGGTCGATTTTTGAAGAGAGGTCCAGGCCGCCGTAGCATCGCCGGCCACTCAAGTGAGCAAGGAGCGCCTGGCGCGCGGCCAGCGGCTCCTCGGGAATCACGAACCCTCCAGGCGGAGGCGCCGGCCGCGCGGTGGCGTTCCACTCCTCGGGCTTCATCCAGCGGACGTCCGTCTGGGTCCACTGGTTGAGGTGAAGCCGGAGGAAGGAGTTCAAGCCCGAGGGGTCGATTTTTACCGTGGCCGCTTTGGCGCGCAGATCCTCGAGTTTCACCGAAACGCCGAGGTTGGGATTGGCGCGCCGCCAGTTCTCTTCGTCCTCCCAGTCCGCCTCTTTGGCGACAGTAGCGATGTAGCCAAAGAACGAATCGTCCTGTTGCACGCCCTCCAGGACCTTTTCCGCATACTCGTGCTGGCGCCAACAGATCGACTCGCGATCAAAGCCGGCCGTAGTAATGGCGAGCATCAGCGGTTGCCGGCGCGCGGCCGTCGCGGTGGCGAGCACATCCCACACCTTACGGTCCTTGTGGGCGTGCAACTCGTCTACGATGGCAGCGTGCACATTGAGGCCGTCGAGCGTGTCCTCGTCCGAACTGAGCGGTTGAAATTTTGAGCCGGTCGCGGGCACGTTGAGGTTGTCGCGGAACTTTGCGACCTCCTGTTTGAGCCACTTCGACCGCTCGCGCATTTCCACCGCGATATCAAACACGATGCGCGCCTGGTCCTTCTTGGTGGCCGCACAATAGATCTCGGCGCCTGGCTCTCCGTCGGCGTAGAGCAGATAGAGGCCGAGGCCGGCCATCAAAGTGGACTTGCCGTTTTTTCGTGCCACCTCGATGTAGGCCGTGCGGAAGCGCCGGAGGCCGTCCGCCATGCGGCGCCATCCGAACACCACCCACAGGATGAATTGCTGCCACGGTTCCAGGCGGAGGGTCTCGCCCTGGTGCTCTGCTTTGGTGTGGCAAAGGAACCCGAAGAAGTCGAGGACGAACTGTGCCGAGTCCTGGTCGAAATACAGACCGCGGTGCTTGCCCTCGGCCAGATCGCGGAGGTGCCGGCGCGCGGCGAGTTGCACCTGGCGCGAGCACACCAGGTATCCTTCGGCCGCGTCGCGCGCGTAGGCCTCGGCCGGAGGCACCATGGTTTCACTGGACGAGCGGTGGCCGGTTCGACGGCGCACGCTTCATGAACTCCTGGAGTGGGTTCTCAACGGCCGGCCGCTCCACGCGGAGGCGCGAGCGCGAGCTCGGCGTCATACCGAACTCGGTGGCAAGGCGGAGCATAGTGCTAATGGCGCGCCTCTGTATGGCGAAATAGGGACTCAGAGTCGGAATGCCGTTCGGATATTTGATGATGTCTCCGAGTTTCGCCAGACCATCGGTTGCCCTGCGCCACTGGGCGTACGCCTCACAATAGGCAGCGAGCATAGGCCCGTCGATCCGCGCGAGCACCCCCATAGCTTCTAGCTGTGGCGCCACCTCATCCCAGTGCTCGCGCGCCGCGCCCTGGATGAACGGAGGGCACGGAGGCGCCAAGGCGGCCGGCGCCGGCTCTTCCTCGTTGAGGCGCCGGTGCCCTGGGTTGCCCTCCAGTTTCTTTAGCGCGGTGGGTTTCGGCCGGCGTCCTCGCATTTAGCCAAACTCTTTGAAACCACAAGCAAAAAAAGGTTCATACCAGGTATCCTCTCCAAGCCGCAACCATCCGAAGGTCTTGGTGCGCCCTAATAAGGGCCACAAAATCAACTATATAAGAGAGGAAATAAAAGCAATGAGCAAACAAATGAAAAACGAAACCGAGGCCGCCCTGGTGGGGCGCCGCACGAAGGAGGTTGAACTCGCGAAGGTTCTCTCCTCACCGGAGGCCCAGGAAAGGCGCCGGAGAAACGGCGAGCGAGCGAAGGCAAAGGCCAAGGCCGCCGAGCGCAAGCGCCGCGAAGCCGAGGAACAGGTGCGGATCGCGCCAATGTCCAACGAGCCGAAGGCGAAGGCCTCCGCTCCGCGCCAGCAAGCCAACGAATGGTTTTTCGGCCAGACCAAAGGGCCTGATGCTGGATACAAACCCCTCGGACCCTTCACCAGCCAACTCGTGGCCCTGGAGGCCGCGCAGAAGGAATGGCCGGCTCACGCCGACCGCCTCAACCGGCGCCTCTCGCGGTTCGTCAGAATCGGTTGCTGGATTAACACAGCGAAACTGAAGAACGGCGAGCGCCTCACCTGGCACGCTACCACGCGCGAGGCCAACGACGGCCTGTTCAACCTCCCCAAGGGCAAACCGGCCGCCTCCGAGGCGGAGAAGGCCCTCGACAAAATGGCCGAGAAGATTACGCCGGCCTCCGCTAAAAAGCACGGGATCAAACTCTATCCCGCGACGATCAAGGGGAAGAAAACGCTGGTTTCTATCCCTGGTGCCAGCGAGCCGGCGCCCAAGGCGAAGGTGCACGAGAGCGCGCGCGTTAACTAATTAAGTACGCCTCCAATGGCCGGCTCCAACGAGCCGGCCGTTGCTGTCTCTGGCCGCTCTCCTCCTGGCGCCTCGACCTCCTCGATTTCTGGAAACTCCACAGGCAACCTCTCCGGCTCGCCGTTAAAAAACGTAAGCACGTTCTGGTGCGTTTTCCCGAGCTTGCGATACTTCCCGAACTGAGCTCCGATGCGAATCGGCAACGAGCCTACGGCCGTGACCAGCACGGCGTCGTTATAGAGCGCGAGGCCGGCCTCGCCGCACGCGCGAATGGTATCGGCCGGAAACGAGCGATAGAACCCGGCCTTGTCTCGGAAGTCGCCGACCACGAGCGCCACGAAGCGATTCGGCCGGAGCCGACGCGCGGAGGCCTCCAGGATGCCGGCCAGGGCGCGGATGAACTCTGGATACTCGCACGTCGAGATATCGCGCGGATCCTCGCTGTAGACCTCCAGGTCGCCGTAAGGCGGACAGGTAAACACCAGGTCGAACCGCTCGTCGGGTTTGAGGAGCCGCGCGAGTTCGCGCGAGTCGCCCACGATCCAACGCGGTTGTTTATCGCGCGCGCAGATTTTGGCGGCCTGGGCGCGGTTGGCGCGAATCTGGCGCTCGGACAAATCAATGCCCGTGTACTTGAGGCCGAGCCTCGCGGCCACGATGCCGCGCACCGACCCTCCGGCGAAGGGGTCGAGCACGGCGCCTCCTGGAGGACAGAACCAGCGATAGGCCACCTCACAGAGCACAGGGTCGAAGATGCTCGTGCCGGTGACGTCCGACTCGGCGCCGTCGTAAGGATGAATGGTGGTGTTCCAGGTAACACCATCCGTGAGGCTCCCCGTCTCGCCGGATGCCTTCGCCGTCTCAGTAGAGGCCGGCGCGCGGCCGTCGTTGCGCTTGCGATAGGCATCCGGAGTCGCGCTCCGGGTGAGGCCGCCTTTCAACGAGGGCGTTTCAACCTTGCGTTTCTTGAGAGCGCGGCCGAAGTCGAGATAGGAGGAGTTCGCCGTCTGGGCGCCGCCAGGAACTGCGGTGGGTTTCTTCATGCGAACACTTCGGCCGAAAGACCGCCAGGCACTGCCGGCGTGAGGCTCAGCGGTGGGTTTTTTCATTCGCCCATACACTCGTTAATCTGCGCGGCAAATGTCAGACCGCGTGGCCGTGAGCCTCGCCACTGTTTCATTTTGGGGGTGGTACTAGGGCCTCAAGGAGGCCGAGATCGTCGATCCTGGGCCATCCTCGCACGTCTTTTTTGCCTTCTTCATGTGCCAGTAGGCGGAAGCGGCACCGGCGACGTTCCTATTCCAATCAGCCACTCGATCATGCGGCCACGTTCCAAAACAGCGCGCCAGGCTCGGCGTGCCGTCGGATGAACTGCCAGGCCTTCGCGTCGTAGTTGGAGCAGCTCGGGAACGGCGGTCGCTCCAGGGCTTGGTCCTCGAATCGCTCCGGCGCGCGATAGATCATCGTCCAGCGAGGCAGACGCGGCTCCATGCCGATCCTCACCGCGCAGAGCCGCGCCTCCGGCCAAGCGAGCGCCAGGCCTCGCGCCAGGGCGCCGGAGCCGGCCGTGACCCACACCTCGCGTGGCCGAACTGGGACAGAGCGCGCCACGTCCGCGATGGCCTCGGCGAACCCTGGCACATCGAAACCGAGCGGAAACAGGTGCGCGCCATGAAGCGCGCAATACTCGCGCGCCCTCGCCTTCACCACCGACATGCGGCCGTGCGGCACCTCCACGATATGCGCGCCGGCGCGTTGCGCCTCCTGGGTTCTCGGGTGGTAGTGGGTGCGCTTGGCGACAAACACCGTGGCACGGAGGCCGAGGAGCCGGCAGCAGTGCGCGAGCGCAATCTGCGCGTAGCCGTAAGCCGGCGAATGAAAGACAAACTCCTCGGCGCCGGTGAGGAATGGCGGCAGCACTCGAGTCTTGGTTCCTCCGGGAATCAGATCGTCGCGCACCACGAGGATGCCGGCGTGCTCGCGCACCACCGGAGGCGGAACCTCAAGCTGCGGCGCCGAGACGAGGAAGGAGGGCGAGGAGGTCGGCACTACTCTCAACATCGACCACCAAATGAATGCGTTCCGTGGCGCCGTCGTTGCGCGCCGTGTGAGGCTTGCGCGTGTCCAGATACCACGCGGCGCCAGGTGCCATGTGCACCTGCGAGCGGTTGCCCATCAGGTCCCAGGCCTCAAACTGAACGCCTGGGTTCGTGACAATGGGAATGTGAACGCGGAGGAGCCGGCCGAATTCCACGCCGGCGTCGGGGTCGGTGATATCGGCGTGCCGTTTGAGCTCGCCTCCGCCTGGCGCGAGGCGCATCAAGCGCACGCGATGATGTTTCCCAGGCACCGCGCGGAGGAGGGCCTCGGCCTCGGGAAGCTGCGCGCGCAGCGGCGTGTCCTCAAGGCTCCACGAGAGCTTGTCGGGGTTCTCCGTTTTCCACTTCTTGGCCATTTCCGAGGGTTTGATAATGAAGTCCGGAACGCCTCCGTAGCCTCGGAGCGCGAGCGCCGACCAGGTTTTATTGGCGTTATAAGTTGAGTAATGGTCGGCGAATTCGAGTTTGCGCTTTGCTAAAGCGCGCGCCAGCGGCACCACGTCGAGCTTTTTTCCGGCCAGGCGGACGATGGTGTGCTTCTCGTGCCAGGGCACCGAGCCATAAAAGGCCGTGCGCGGCACGCGCCACAGGCCGTGCATCTCGGACGAGGCTTTGATTTTGGTTCCCACCCACTGAGCGCCCAGGGCCTCCATCGCCGCGCGGTCCTCGCGCTTCTCCTGCCAGCACTCCAGGTAAGTCGCGCCGCGCCGGCGACTGACCGCGAGCTCCAGGAGGCCGTCGAGGAGGTTCGAGTCGCCGGCGAACCTCCTCACAACGACGTCTCCCTGGACCGCCGTCGCTACGGCCACCTCGCGGAAGTCCTGGAGCGGCACCGGACGCGCTCCGACCTCCTGGGCGACGACTACAGCGCCGATGGTTTTGTCGCGGCGCCGCGCCACCGTGACCCACCCGCGCGCCAGCCACTCCGCCACCATCGCCTCGTTCGGCGAGCCGAACTGTGACAGCGAGAGACCCTTATCGTGGGCCTCGAACACCGCACAGTGCTCCTTGAGCACAGCAAGTTCGATCCCGCGTTGCCAGTCTTTCACTTCTCGCCCTTGTGGTGCTTCGTGTCGTGCTGCTCCGCGCCGGCCGCCGAGGCGCGCGCGGCCGTGGGCAGCGAGAGCGGCATTGCCACGCCGAACAGTTGGCCTACCCATTCCGGCACTCCTGGACCCGCGTCAATTACGCTTACGGTGTCGGTGATCTTAGCGACCGAGGCGCCGGTGGCGTCGATGAATTCCGCGGTCACGGTGGTTTGGCCGGTCTTGGTTCCGGGGTTCGCCACTCCGCTCGCCACCGAGCGCGTGCCGCTTGCGGGGTCGAACGGATTGTTGACCGCCAACGGGTTGGGGTCGAGCGATATCACCGCGAGGTCCAGAGGCGCGGCCGAAATCCTGACGGTGAGGTCGGAGGGCAACGCGGCGCCGAGGCCGGAGGCATCCTCGGCGATCACACAGAACGGAAAGTTGCGCGCGGCGGTCGTTATCTTCAAAGCCATGTGCGGTCTCCTTTCAGACTCATATACTCGCGAAGGAAATGGTGTTGTATATGTTGTGTTTGTTGTGTTTCTCAGGGTTGAGCTCGAATCGATTCGAGCGGGTGCCCTCGGCCGTCGCCGCGCACCGTATGACCATCGGCGCCTCGCTTCATCGCTGGCCGAGGCGCACCACCAGGTGAGAGCTTCTGTTGTTGCTTCGCACGGTCGAGCGGCCGAGGCCCTCCTCCAGGCCACACGTGCGGTTTCGGTTTCTTCTTCGTCCAGTTCTCGCGCTCGGCCGGCCGATAGTCGAGCGTGCCGTCCGCCTTGCGCGTCACGGTGGGACCGTGCGGAGGCTGCGCGCCGCTCTCACCTCCTCGGCCGAGCTCGCTCTTGATTCCGAGCGCGAGCCACGCGCGCTTGCGTTCCTGCCAGTAACCTTGGCGCGCGTCGAGGACACTGAACGGAGGCACGCCGAAGCGCGCCGCCAGCGTGCCGTTGGCCGCCTCCTGGGAGAGGCCGCCACTTTGAGCAGCAGCAGCAGCGGCCGCCAGGAACTCGTCGAGGCTCAACCCAGCCAAGAGGCCGGCCTCGGCGAGCTCGCCCAGGACCTCCGGCGCCCACTCGCTCAACTCACTCGTGCGGTTGTCGTAGAGCGCGGCGCGGATCGCGGCCTCGCCCTTGAGGTCCGGCCGGCGCACCGCGATCAGTTCGTCGGGCTTGGCATCGACGACGCGCACGGCCAGACCAAGCGATTGCGCCACCTGATAGACACCGTTGCCGGCACGCACGATGCCCTCGCCGTCAACGCCGATGGAGCGAAACGCGCCCACTTCTTCGAGGGCCTGGCGAATCATGGCGATGTTTTTCTCACCATGCACGCGCGCGTTCTGCGGATCGAGGCGGAAGGCCTCGGGTTGCACCGTCGACTGGTTCGGTTTGGCTGCCATGACCGGATTTTTTGACCCCCCCCATGCTAATTTCGCGCGTGCGCACGTGAGGCCGGCGCGCGGTACCCGTGGCGGCGCCCTCCACAGAGTGGAGGCCCATACCCCTGCCGCAACGCCCAGTGGCCGTAGGAACGGCGTTCTACACGACTTAGACCTGTGATACTCGACCGGCGCGGCGTTGCTCCTGGGCCGTCTTATGCGAGTGGCACGC